TTCTCTATTGGCAGCTTTACTAAATTGTTGTGAAATATAATCCTGGTCTAATGTATCACCAAAGTTTAATTCGTTTACAGCTAAGTTATTTGCTGGTATTACTTCTAATCTTTCGTTTAGATTGATATATTTGTTAAAATCCCATCTTCTACCTTTATTATACCATTGATTGAATGGTTCTATAATAAATGTATTAATTTGTGTTTTAGATGGATATATTACTAAGTTAAATTTCTTTTGTATAGATGTAATAAAATCAATTTTCTTAATACCTGATGTACCAAATGGCATATTCAAAGGTATGTTCATAACTCTACCATCAGCTGCTGCATTTACTTTTGTTACCTGTAAAAATGATTTAGATGTACCTAATGGGTCCATCGTTACGGTTGGTAATGTTCCAGTAGATACATTTGGTCTCTGCTTGATTTGAAAGTAATAATTTCCTGCTGGTATTTCACCTGTTGTAAATTCAGTTTGTAATTGATAGGTTGTATTAATACCACCACTTCTACTTTGTTGTAATTCATCAAAGAATTGTATGTAAGATTGTATTGCATTTAATGAATATTCAGTACTACTACCAGTTTCAATTAAACGATATTGCCATGTTCCATTTTGTGAAAAAGTACCAGGCATATTGTTTACTGAACAACTTACATTGATATTAAGGTTTAGTATTCCTCTAAGAGAGCTTGATACTTCTAATCTATATGCTCCATTATTATAAAAGTCTTGTGGGTCTTCCAATTTGTTATACCAAGGTAAGGTAACAAACGTATCAGCTGGTAATTGGACATCAGTCATACCACTACCAGTGATAGCTCCAACTTTAATAACTCCGTATGTTTCTAAATTAACATCACTATAAACTGGATAACGAAGTGCTCTATTACATAACAAATAAATGTCATCTAATCCACCATTATCTATAAATGATGATGAATATGAATATCCAGCTTCATTGAATATTGCATCTAATACTATCTTTGCTTTAATAGCAGGTTTGAAATCTTGCGTACTTAATGCACCAGCTATATCATCTACACCAAACTGATTAAGATTACCTTTTGTAAATTCTAATCTCTGTCCATATTCTGCTAATGGATATACAATTGAACCGGAGAATAACTCACCAGCCCAACTTGCTGAAATATTAGTATATGATGATGTGTGATTGTATGCAGATAGTGTAGTTAAATCAGTTAGATAACTTCTATTAATTTCTCTAGCAAAAGAAGATACTGCTCCATAGACTGTTACTTCGTATGAATCAATAAATTTATTGGCAAATACATTTACTTTGTTTAATTGTAAATAACCTTGCGAAAGATATAATCCACCAAAATCTAAATAAGCTGGAACTTTTATGTTAGTAGCAAATGTATCAGGATTATATACACTAATATCATAAACATGCTCAAAAAAGGCATTGTTCTTCTTTGTACCTGGCAACGTAATCTGACGAGTAAAATCGGCAGGTATAATGCCCAAATCAAATAGACCTGTAACATTATCAGATAGCAAAATGTCTTCATCTTTAAAAAGGTCTAAAATTTCTCCGTTTGCAACTAATTGAAATTGTATCCCTTGTGTACTTAATACTCCCATTATAATATAAGTTTATAACCTTGTCCGAAATCAAAATCAAATCCGTATTGAATTACCTTATCAACAACACCTGTTTTAAATGTTACTGAATCAGTAGCAATTGTTAATGGTGCTAAATCAGTTTGTGATTTAACCCAATATATTTCTTCAGAAACTAACAATTGTTTAAATATTTCGTTGTAGCTTTCAGGCACCCAATCAGTATTAACTGAAATTGATTGCTTGGAATCTACTATATAATTTAAGTTTGAACTATCGTATTGGTTATAAGATAATGATGTACCAGTCCATGTACCCAATTGAGGTTGATACCCTCTTACAGTTGTTGAGAATGATTGACGGTTTACCATATAAAAATCAAACCAATCAAATTGTCCGTATCTATTTTTCCATTTAATTCTTATGTTAGGATACTTCTGCTTACACACCACATCAAAGTATATAGGCGTCCCTAATGCGGTATCACCATCAAAAGCCTGAATAGTGTACCACTCGGATGCTGTGCTAATCGGGAAGCCGGCTTCCTGTGGTGCCTGTGGGTATTGTTGTACCTGCTCTGATGATGATACACTTCCACTTAGGGTAAACGTACCATTTCCTAAAGAACCTGTATAAACTAATTTAGTTGGAACACTACCACCTGTTGTACCTACATAAACACCTGCTGTTCCATAGTCCGTATCTAATACTGATTGAGAAACAGGTCCATCGGTCATTAAAGGCCAATGTATAGATTTAGATGTAATTTGTTGTCCAATTGGTTCATCAAATATTGCGTATCCATCTAATGCTTTATAAACACCACTTTCCACATGCGAACCAGTTACAAATTGGGAACCTGATTGGTATCTCCAATATCCATCTGCTTTAAAATACTTTATATTTGAATCATCAGCTGCTGCAGAAGATGTAAGGGTTGAATTTAGGATACGGCTTACATCAAAGATACCAACACTACTTACGTTTGGATATTTTACTAGGGTGTAATTTTGTACCGAACCTGAATTTGATGGTGTTCCACTCCAATAATAAAGGTCTAAATAGTATTGGAATGATGCAGATGTATATACCTGTCCACTCTCTGATAGAGTGAATATAGTAGGTGATTGTGCTAATGAACACGACGCTGGATATTGAGTTATACTAAGGGACATCTATAATCTTTTTATATTTTAACCTTTTTAGAAGGAAAAGTATTTGATGGTTATCGGGCTGCTCTCTCGTCTGCTAAACTACGGAATGCTCTTTTCAAACCTATTTCTATTACAGGTATGAAATCTTTTTCCACATATCCACCAATATACGCATCTATTGTTTTCTTTAATAAGGGGTCTTTTGATGCTTCTTCAGCAAATGGTCTTGGGTTACCAGCTCCTACGCCTGTACCATTACCCCATTCTACCCACTTACCATACTCTGCGCCAGGAGGTGCAAATTGTAAGGCTACTGTAAAAGAAGTTTGAGGTAGGTTTAAACTGGTTACACTAGCTGCTTGTTGCTGTGTAATCATATTAGAAGGTGTATTGAAAGATTGGACAGTTTTATATAAATTACCAGTCTTATAAGCAGGTTTCCAATTCCCACTTATCATATATAAGTTGGCTAGGGATTGGTAGGTTTTCGCAACATCTTCTAATGTTTTCATTAACAATCAGTTTGTACTCCTTTAACTTCTAAAGCGTTACCAGCTAAAACAACACCTGTATCACAAATATTTGCTTGGTTGAATGCTTCTAATTCAAAGGTACAAACCCATCCAGCCAAACCATTCGGCATTTCGTTTTTAAAGGCTACTGCGTTAGGTTCTGTGGTATATTCAAATGCGTTTACACCTCTATCAGTATAAGCTAATAAATCGTTCAATATAGATAGGGTATTTGCATGAATATCAAATGTATCATCAGTACCATAGAAAGGTACATCTTGCTGATTGTACACACCAACACTTTCATTATTTTTATCTTTAGCTTTATCAGCAATTGTAAGTTGAACTTGGAACTTAATTACCTTCTCACCAAAACGAGCAGTTGTAATTAGGATATTTCCCAATGGATATTGAGGAAACTCATCATTATCTAAACCAAAATCATCACCATAAGTCACTCTCTGAATAGATGGATGATTCTTCATTATTGTTTTGAAGTAATTTACTATGTTATAATACAACACATAGTTTGTACCAATGTTATTTACTACGTTAGCCATAAGTTATTATAGATTTATTCCACCAAAATATGTGTTTCCCATATCAGGGTAGATTTGTGTTTGGTTACCAACTGATTCATAGTATTCAGGAATCTGATTAGAATATGAAATCAAATAGTTCTGCATTCTTGTAGCGTAGTAATCAGCGTTGTTCATAGATTTTTGTAAAAGGTAATCTACTTCGTTTTTAGTTACTGATTTTGCTGTTTCTGTTTCATGCTTAACTGCACCTTCACTTTTGAATTGCACACCAGAGAATGGAAGATATTCCACCACAGCGTACCATATAAGAGTAGGTTTGATATGGTCCTTCATTAAATCCTGATAGTAAGCATCCAATTGATTAAACGTACCATTCGCAATCTCTAATTGTAACTTATCAAACAACACAGTACCTAAAAGATTTAGGATGTATTTGTCTTGTGCAGTTCTCACAAAGTTTAACAATCTATCTGCATCTATTGAACCTTGCAGTGGAGTGTTTTTTATAATATCGTTTCTTGTTATAAATAAAGCGTATGCCATATCAATTATTTTTTATATGTTTCAAAGTTTTTAGAGAAATTAGGATTACTTTTTTGGAAATCCATAAGAGTTTCAGTTTGGATATTCTCATCTACTGCTGATGGATTATCTTCAACTTCAGCTGGGTTTTCAGATTGTTCGTTAATATCATCCTGTACTTCTTCAACACTTTGTCCTGTTTCCTCTGCTGTTTCAGATAAGATTACCAATGGAGTTAATTGCTCAAAATACAATTCAGTATCCGTATATCCACCTTCTGCTAAAGCATCTGCTAAGAAGTTTATGATTAGGTTTTGGAATGGATTAATTGTCATCGTTTGTAAGATAGAATAAGCTGTTTTCATTTCCTCTGATTGAGAACTAAATCCATTAGATACAGTTCTAATACCAAACAATAATGGTGATGTTACTCTATGTCCAACTAAGATTCTATCTTGTGCGTATTCTGCAACATATTTGTATTTGTCATGCAAATTATCAGTTGAGATTACATCAATCGTTGGTTTTCTTTCTGGGTCATCGTTAAATGAAATCATAAATCTACCAGCATTTCTAGTGCCTGTAAACTTAGATTCAATTAAATCTTCAATAGTATCTCTTTCTTCAGGAGCTGGAATACCATTGTTCATATTAACCATCACTAATGGTAAGAAACCATTCTCAATATTGTTAAGATGTAAATTAGATAATTCAGCTTCAGCAAATGAGAATTGTAATGCCGGCACCCAATCAGGTAAACTATAATAGTATTTGCCTGGTGAGTAATTTTTAATCCATAAGATTTCCATCTTTTCTTTTGATGTACCAAATGCTGGAATCTTTTTCTTAAATCTTTGTGCTTTATGGTCACTCCAATCAGTACAATAGAAATAGTTTTGTATTTTAGGCTCACCATATAATTTCTCAGCTCTAAAGTTTTGAGCTGGAGAATGATACATTTTGATTATCTTAGTATGGTCATCGTTCCAATATACTTGGAATACAGCATTACCATATAGTTTTAAATCAAAAGCTACTCTTTTAATTTCTTCTTGCGGTATTATCTTACCTAAAGTTTCTTCAAATCCTTTGTTCTTAGTGTATAATCCCTTACCATATATCAAATCAGCAATACCTTCAATACAAGCTGCATTGGTTGTTGAGTTGTTATACGCATCTATTACATTTTGGAAGAAATCATCAGGTCCAATAACACCCACAGGTACCCATTGGTATCTTGTCTTTGTATCTTCCGTTATAACTGGAATGTCTTGTTGTGTAAGATTAACTACACTAAAGTTTTGATTCAATTTCATATTAGTCTAAAATTATATATTCATTATCTGTCACATTACTAATGTACACATCTTCTAATGGTATCTGATTAACGTAATTTGTTTTATCCAAAGGCTGAGTAGTAAATACATTTATACTACCATGCCATATTGAGCAAGTTGTATCTGAAATGTAAGCTCTATATTCATCACCAACACTTGCCGATACCAATGTAGGTACTTGCGAAGCAGTGAAAGATAGTTTACTTTCGTAAGCATCATAAGAATAGCTTGATAGAGAGGCTGATGTATTAACCAGCGTTATCATATCTTGCAAATGTAATGTAAGGTTAGAACTTCCAGTTGGTTGTGTTCTGAATGTCCATACGTTGTTACTAGATGAGTAGTATGTAAGCATTATCTCGTCTTTATGTTTATAATTTAACAATTTTAGAAACAATTATAGTGATAAGCATAAAAAAGGGTAACACTTAGTGCTACCCTTAATTCTTTCATATTCTATACTGAATTGATTATGCTCCGTACACTACAGTTGGGCCATCAGTTACGGCACCGAATGGGTTACCGAATGTAGAACCTGATACAAATCCTGCTGGGAACTGCTCTTGTCCAGTGAAAGTGATTGAATAACCATAAAGGTCACCCAATGTTGCACCAGTCTGAATAGTACCTGCAGTTACATCTGCACCTTCTCTTTCACCTACATAAAGGGTATCCCCTGCCATAGTGTGAACGAAAATTTGTGGTCTACCATAAGCCATCAACTTTAATTGAGTTGTCATCTCATTTGTAAGCTTCTTTAAGTTCAATACTAATTCTTGTGAGAAGAAAGTAGTACCATTATCTCTAGAAGTGTTTACAGTTTCAGTATAGCTTGAGTTACCTTTTAATTCGTAGTAGTAAGCATTTACACCACTCATGTTCAAATCGGTAATTAAATCACCAGATTTTACTACTGAACCAGTTTGATAGTTTACAAAGTAAACTCCTGCTAATCCACCTACGCTTTCTTTACAAGGTTCTTGTCTTCCAAGTGTTAAATTACAAGCCATAGTTTTAGTTTTTTTAAGTTGTCTTTTTTTTTGTTTTTTAAGATATTAGAATGAAGGAGGGAATTTCACCCTCCTATTACTCATTCAATATATTAATAATTCTTATGGATAGCGATGTCACTACCGATACCATATTGAGTACCAGCTGTGTATCTCATAATGATTCTATAATTCTGAGAACCATCTAAGTTAGCCATGTCTAATACTCTTACTTCGTTATGGTCACTCAATAAACCTGTTCCGAAGAATAAGTTTGATTTTTGAGCTGCTACCATAGATGAAGCTGCAAGACCAGGACAGAATGCCATCTCAATACCGTTAAAGTTCAATGGTTTTTCACCAACGTTCATTTGGTTGTTGAAACCATTTGCTCCTTGTGCTCCACCAGCTAATGCTTGTTGATAAGCCTTAACTACGTTAGTTGGAACATAAATCATCAAGTCTTCCTTACCATATACTTCAGCAGGGATAGCATCAACTAATGCATTTAATGCAGTTAATACGTTTGCAGAAGTGATAGAACCAGAAACTGAAGAAGTTACAGGTGCGTTAGTACCACCAGCTACTACTGAAGAACTCAATGCGTTGTAGATACCACCGAATTCACCGTTAGTTGCAGATGCTCCTTGCCAGATAGAAATTTCAGTAGCTTGTGCCACTTTTCCACCAACATAAGAGATTAAGAAATCGTTGAAATCTTTTGGAATCTCATCAAATGCGCTATAGCCCAATTGTAAAGCTTCCCAAGAATCTACGAAC